AATGATAGCCCTGTTGTATTTATTGTTTGGATAGTATTATCTGTTGAACCAATGGTTGGTGCGGGTATTAATTGTAACGTTGAAAAAGGTTGCCCGTTAAAAATATCAGTTGTTCCAATAATTTTTATACCACCTGTCAATGTCGTTGCGCCTGTGACGCCGAGCGTGCCACCGATTGTAGCACTATTTACAATAGTTAAATTACCTGTTGGTGTTATAGTCATTCGATTTGTTCTTACCGTTCCAAATCCTGTAAGAAAATTTAGGCTGCCAACGTCTATTCCAACACCATCGCCAGAAGATTCTATCGATGCACCGTAATTTAAATAACCACCATTATTTGATGAAAATATTAACTTTCCATAACTTCCAACGTCTGCTGAAGATAATCTTAAAATTGAATTACTACTTTTAGAAATACCTAAGTCACCTGTCAAAGTCCCACCCGTCAAAGGTAAATAAGTCGAAGCCGCCGTGCCCGTGCGCAAGTAATTTGTCAGCATCGAAGCCGTGTCAGATATATTTAATTTAGCTGCAAATCTTGAAGTAAGGTTTAAAGAAGTTGTATCTGCATCCCTGAAATACGGCGTAAGCATGGAAGCCGTGTCAAACCTTGTAACAAGGAAACTGGTATCAGCAAGTAAACTTGAAGATGCAAGGCTTAACCCTGCGCCTAACGTCACCTGTCCCAAGTCACCTTCTGCATCTGCACCAACAAGGCGCGTTGGTGCGTCGGTTGTTAAATCCGTTATTCGCACTTCGCCAGCTACTTCAAGGTCACGGTTTGGAGCATTCGTTTTTATTCCTGCTTTTGAGGCTGCTGCAATCGTTGTTCCTGTGCCACTTGCGCCCGTGAAAAATAAAACGTTTTGGTAAACGCCTTGATTTGAGCCGTTGTTGGTGGGAAGGTCAACGGCATTGCCAATGGCAACGTTGCCAGCGGCTGCGCCTGCAATGTTATCGGCAGCGTTTGTGCCAAGTGCAATGTTGTTTGAGCCTGAAAGCGAATCAGCAGTAACAGTATTATACATTGAACGATAGCCAATAGATACGTTATTTGAACCACTTTTATTTACATAACCAGCATCTCCGCCAAAAAAAGAATTAAAACTACCTATTCTATTTAAATATCCAGCGTTTGAACCTATAAAATTATTATTTCCACCAGATGTATTAAAATATCCAGCGCGAAAACCAATAAAATTATTTGTACTTCCAGTATTTATATTTCCTGCATCTGCACCAATAAAATTATTATTATTTCCAGTTGTTGCATTTCTACCAACGTCAACGCCTATGAAATTATTACTACTACCATTTATCATGCTAAATCCTGCACTAAAGCCAATAAAATTATTTGAAGCTCCAGTAGTATTTTTATTACCTGCATTTACACCAAAGAAAAAATTATTACTTCCAGATAAATTAGAAAATCCAGCTGCTGTTCCAAAGAATACATTATCATTGCCAACTGTATTATTTTGACCAGTTGTAGTTCCAAAAAAATAATTACGCGAACCAGATGTATTAAACTGTCCAGCTCTTTCACCAAAAAAATAGTTATTGTTACCAATTGTATTATTTTGACCAGATATTTGACCAAAAAATACATTATTTGAACCAGTTGTATTGTTTAAACCATTATTAATGCCAATAAAAATATTATTATTTCCAGTTGTATTTTTTTCTAAACCAGATCCATGTGAAAAATTACTAGTTCCAGTTGTATATCTTGCACCTCCTCCAAAACTTAATGATGTTAAATTTGGCATTACTATGGAATTGTATAAAGTATTATTATCATCATCTTGACCAGCAAATAAAATAGGTGCTGGATTTGAAATTTGCACTATACTAATATTATCCAAGTTACCAGTAAATGTAGATGTAGTAAACCTAAAACCGCCTGTTGCGTTTGTTGGTAATAAAACTACCACATTCGTTATATTATATGACGGAAGATTATAAGTAACATTTCCAACCGCCGCCGTCAATGTTCCAGCTGAATAACCGCTTAAAGTATATGTAACTTCATACGCATTTCCAGCCGTAATAGTCAAAGAAGGCGTGTAAGTCAAATTACCCGTCGCTGCTGTTGCCACCGCCTGTGTTCCGTTAAATGTCCAACCTGCACCGCGTGTCCAATTCGTTGTATCTGCGCCAAATGTTTGCGTTGCCACAACCGTACTTCTAACAGGCTCTTGACTGTTTTTAAGAATCAAGTTTGCGCCCGATGGTACGGTTTTCATATTGATACCAAGTGACTTGTTGGCTGCGCTCCAACGCAAAGCAGTGTCGGAAACAACGCTGCTACTTGAATTAAAATACGCCACCTGCCCACTTGTTCCGCTGATTTGATTGTCCCGTGCGAAGGCTGATGTGTCAGCAATATTTAATTTAAGATTAATCCTATTTGACAAAGATACTGTGTCGGCATCGCGAAGGTAAGGCAATAGCATTGAAGCCGTGTCACTTGTTAATAACGCCGCCGTTGTGTCTCTCCATAATCCACCTTTATAATACAAAGATGAATTTTCAACAGGAGACGTTATTGAAACGTCGTGAAGCTCTGATAATTTATATCCCGATGCTACGCGTATGGCTATTGTACCTGTGTTTATTGCTGAATTGATACAAAAGCCAATAGGCATATCAAGATTAGGTGCAACAGGCTCTATATCTGTCCAAACACCTGCCACAGTTGGCGATGGGTAAAGAATTGCGCCAGCCGCAAAGGTATCAGTATTAACTTGCCTTATTTTGCCAAATGAAATAACATACCCATCTTCACCATCGGTTAAATCATGTGCCGTTATTCCAAGTAAATACTTTGCATCTATTGAGCCGTTGGCAATGAATTTCGCAACCGTTATTCTGCCACTTGAACCAACCGTGCCATTGGCGTAAACAAGGCTACCTTTGGTAATGGTTGTTCCTGTTTGATTCTTAACAAGCCAAAAGTTTTTGAATCCAAGTTCATTAGGTACATTGTCATTTAATCCAAGTACCACGGTTGCCAAATCGGAATCCCAACGCATCTTTGCCGTATCTACATTATTTGTCGGAACATTGACATTGAAAAACAAGGAATCCACGGGCTGCGTAAAAGCCGCACCGCCACCGCCAACTAAATTCCAAACGTTGGAAGTAAAATCAAACGTATAAAATTTAAGGTTGATTGTATCAAGAATAACCCATGCGTTTTGGTTGTTTATTGGTTGTATGGTTGCTGTGTCGGATAATGACCCTCGCCAAACAAGCCCGTCGCCCGTGGTTTGAAAACCTAATCTTTGTTTGTTTGAGGTTGTTGGGTATTGGGCAAAAGCAGAAGTAGAGGCAATAATAATTAAAGCCATTGATAGACCTTGCCGTTTATTGCCTACTTTGTCAATAGCTTTACCAATAAACTTCCTGGCTATTCCCATGACTAATTCATTCGCTAAAACTTTGGCAATATTTCCAACGGCTTTTAAAAACTTACGTTCTTTCTTTGGTGTTTTTATTTCTTCCATTAGGCTATGTTTAATGCAAATATAATATAATTACTTCCATCGTAATGTGTTGCACTATCAATAGTAATTGTATTGGGTTGCGTTATAGTAAACTGACTTTCTATTAATTTTTGTCCATTTTGATATACATGAATAGAAGCATTTACATTTGTTAAGGGTAAATTACCGTTATTTTGTGTCCATGTTAATACGTTAGAATAAACATTTACAAATTCTTGATTGAAAATAGAAACGACAGAACCATTTACCGTCACATTGTTTATTGTCTCTGTGACATTATTATTTACCACTCCACCACTTCCAGCATTATTAGCTACTTCATTGTAATCTCGTGGTTTAGATAATACAGTTCTTTCAGTATAATTAGGCATCAATTTCTATTTTAAAAAAATCACCTCTTGTAATTTCTGTTAGCAAATCTAAGTCACCTCTTTCAAATACATAATAATTATTTTCGTAAACTATTATTTTATGAGGTAAAAATGGTTTGTTTACAACCAAATTTTGGAAAGGCATATCAATCATTCTTTTTTTAGGCGTAAGTTGACCTTTGATAACTTCGTTTACTAATAATTGACTTATATTTTTTGCACTACCAGTATTACCTACCTTCCATCCATCAGAAGGTTCATAAATTCCACTTGTATTTAATATCCTTAAAGCACCTGTAGTTGTTGCGGAGGGCCCGTCACCAAGATAAACATCTATATTAGATACAACTGATGATTTATCATCATTATCACTAGCAAATTCAAGTAAGTCAGATTGTCCTTGAATTGTACCATCTGGCATAAATTCTAGGTAATTGTTAGTCAAATAAAATTCAATATTATAATCTGCTTTTATATCTGTACCAAATTCATCTCTTACTTCTTTTAATCTCATTTCCCAAACATACTCTCCAGTTTCTGGAATAGCCAATGTGTCAAATGATATAGTTTTATTTACAATTTCAGTTCCATCTAATTGTATAATATCGGTAACAAATTCCCATTCATAAAAACTATTTTCCCAACTTGCCGCACCTAATTGATAATTAAATCCGTTTGTAAAATTGACTGGTCTTTTAAGAAATTTATTTTCTTTTTTTACCAATAAAGCATCAACCACTCCTGTAAATTTAGGATTAGATACTGAATCCAATCTAAATGGGTCTGTGTTAATTGTATATATTTTATATTCATAATCACCAGAATCTGTTATAGTTTTTGTAACTCCACCAATTCTCAATCGTAGTGTACCTGATTGTAATGAAACTTTTATTGTAATGTAATAATATTTATTAGCTACAACAGAATCTCCTGTCCATTGAGTAATTCCAGTTACAGTTGTTGCAAATAAACTACCATTTAAAATACTCCATCCACTACCAAGTGACCATGTTTGCAATACATTAAATCCCATTAATGGAATATAATCAATAATAGACGCTACTTTTACTGCATAAACAAATATGTGAGGCATAAAACCACCGCCAGTTAACCATATACTTCTTTGGTATAAAATACCTGTATAACTTAATTTTGCTATATCTATCGTACTATCTAATACATCCGTTCTAACAATAATAGGATCTGTATTTGTAATGTAATTATAAACTACACCAGGCATTAAATTCTTTTTACCATTATGATTATACCTTACTACTGCATTTTTTAATGCACTATAATATGTCCATCTACCACCGGCTAATCTCATTAAATCGCTACCAGATAAATTGGTTTGGATATTAGTTATAGTAAAATCAAGATTAAATGTACCTACAGACTGAACACCATAAGCACTATATTTAAAGTACCTATGAAATGTTGGCGTATTGGTATATTCATTAATTTGTATTAACCAATATTGACTGCCACTAAAAATTAATCTTGCGCCAAATACCTGACAAATCTTTTTTAATACATCATAGCAACTTTGCCATATATAATTGTTTTTTGTATCCCTGTGGTAAAATGCCCTATGCTGTATAGCCGTTTTAAGTGCAAAATCATTATCAGCACTATAAGTCAAAGTGTTTTCATGCCAATTAAAAACGGTATGTAATACGGGTAAATTATTTGCTACTAAATCATCCTGGACAAAATCTAATTGATTAAGACAATTTAAAATATGTTGGACTACAGTATCCTGACCCAAATAGGGGCCAACTGCACTTTTATAATCTAGTGTTTTTAACCAACCTAACCCATCAATAGCAGATATTTTAGCTTCATAAGTTGTGGCTAATGGTAAATCTTCAAATTCTATTAAATCTGTGACAATATAACCGTACCATCTATACGAAATTGTAGTATCATCGCTTTCATAAGCCGTTAAATCTAAAGTAAATCTACCTTCTATAGCTAACCCAATATCAGTTAACAAATTTACTAATCCCGATGAATTTATTATAATACTTAAATCACAACTTGAACCAACAATCGGTGTAAACCTTTCTTGCCCTTGAATAGAATCACTTTCATATTTTACATTTAAGTTAATTACATCAAAAGAACCAAATACACCAGAAAAGTTTTTATCCTTAATAGCAATAGTTACTTTCCTACCTTTTTCACTATAAATTGTTGATTGATACCTTATAGCCATTATTTTATTCTATTTAATCCTTTTTGAGATCTGTTTAATAAAATAATTAAATCGTTTCCACTTATGCGTGTTTCAAGCACTCCATTAAATCCAGTATCTCCTAACATTCCTTTTAACTTTGACAAAGGAGCAATTACTTCCGGATCATAACTTGCACCACGGTTATCTCCAACTACCGCCATTGTGGGCCCAAATGCCAAACCACCTTTAGCAAGTTTTGGCACCTGTAGTTTACTTTTGACTATTGTACCTAAAGCTACTAACGCTACACCAGCAGCAATAGCACCAACACCACCTAAACTTTTTAATGCTACTTTAATACTTTCAGCAGCAAAACCAGTTTGTATTGCTAACTTTCCAAATTGTATTAATGCGTCTGCAACAGGCATTAAAATACTTTTAATAGAAAAACCAGCACCTGACAAAGCATTTCCAAGTTGTTCACCAAGCGAAAATGCAACGTCACCCAATGTATCGTCAACTAATTTTTGTAGAGTAACATTAAATTCTTTTAAATCCTCTACAGTTACTTTAATAGCATTCCTAACTTTATCGTATTTTCTTGTAAAATTATCTATAAAAGCATTGTTTTGAGTTGTTTGTACAATACTAGCTACCTCACTTGTGGACTTACCTAACTCCCTCATTGCTTTGCTTTGGTCCTTAATATAACCAGTAGATAATTGTATTTTTTTTGATATATCAGGAGTAATTACTTCGGCAAAATTTTCTTCATCTGTTTTTCTTGGATTACTTTGTGGTAATGGTTTAATATCAAATTCTCTATTTTCTATTTTATCCCATTCTCTATTAACGCCTTGTAGTGTATTTAACAGTTCGTAGTATCTTGCTTCTAATTTTATTGCATCAGCCGACAAAGCACCTTGCGTCAAAACAACATTTTTATATTGTTCTTCTGTCTTTTTTAATTCTTCTTCTAATAATTCAAATTGAGTTTTAGCTTTATCTAATCCACTTCCTGTAGTAGGACTAAATATTTCATCATTTAATTGAGGAACATCTCCTAATAATTTATCTAATTCTTCAGATGTTTTTGACCATGCTGTTTCTATTACAAGGCTTTCTTTTTTTATTTTTTCTACCTCTTTAAATAAAGATTTTATTTTTTGAGTATTTGAAGCTGCTTCTATTGCCGTTAATGGGTTTAATCCTATTTTACTAATTTCCTGATTTCTTTTTCTTAATTTTTCTATTTCAAAATAAGCTTGTTTTTCTCTATCTAATAATTGAACTGATCTTTCAAGTTGTTTATCAGCAACCCCTTGTAATTTCATTATTTCAAACTTCTTCGCTAATTCTACATTTAAAACCTTCATTACTAAAGACATATTATTTAAATAGTCTTGTTCGGTTTTTAAATCAGGAAGATATTGTCCGTATTTATCTTTTATATCATTAATTAATTTTAATCTTAATTTATTACTTGTATTAGTATCGTTTATAAGTTTAAAACTAAATTCTAATTGTGTTATTTCTTTCTGCATTTCTCTTGCAGAACTTGACAAATAACCAGACAAATCATCTATAGGTTTGTTTGCCTGGTAAACATTATAAGCAAAAAGAGCTATTGCGGCCGCAGCTGCTAAAGCAATAGTAACCCAACCACCTGTAGTAATTTTAATAATTCCTGTAAGTTGATCATACGTTGACATAAACCTTATAAGTCCACCAAATGCCATCGTTAATGTACCAACGGCACTCATTATTTGACCAATAACCCAGGCTAATGCACCACCAATAGCTATATATTTGGCAGTTATGACAATTAATTCTTTTGTTCCTTCGCTAAGACCACCCCAAAATATTAAAAGGTTCTCTATTCTATTTGTAATGCTTTTTAATACACCTTCTAAATCTATATTTTTTAAAATAGCTTTACCTAATTCTACTTGAGCAAATTTAAGACTGTCTTTAAAGTTATCTAAATTATTTCTTAATCCACCAGTAGCCGCTATAACCGCAGGTAATGTTTGCAAAGCACCAACCAAACGCATATTAAAATCTTCGGCAGCAATGCCAGTTGCCCTTACCTTTTCTATATTTCTTGTACCAAATGCTTTTTCTAATGCATCACCAATCAAAGGAACATTCTCTTGTAAAATACCAAAATCCTCTTGAAGGATTCTGTTTTTACTAATCATTTGAGTTAACTGTTTTGTAACAGAGGCAAGGTTTACCGCACCACCACCACTTGCAGCAATAGCTGTTCCAAAACCAATTAATGTTTTTCTAGCTTCTTCGGCAGTTAAACCCACCGCTTGTAAATTAACAGATCCCCTAACCGCTTCTTCAAATCCTAATCCAGGTAATTTAGCTGCCTCTTTCAACTTTACCATTTCACCAGCAGCCGCATTAGCACCACCCATTATACCAGACAATGCTCTTTCTAAACTATCAAAATCAGCAGCAGCATTTACGGCAGTAGCTCCGATTGCCATTAATGGGGCAGTAAAACCAAGACTGATACCACGCCCAACCGCAAGTGACTTTTGGGAGAAAGCAGTTATGTTTCTACCAATAGTCTTTAAACTCCTTTCAAATGGAGTAGCATCAGCCCTGATTTTTATACTAAGTATTCCTGCCATTATTTTATTTTTTCTCCGACACTTTTAGTTTTTATAACACCATCCATAAATTTCATCATGTCGTAGTCTTTTACAGTCAAATCTCTCTTCTTTGTTTTTCCATCCCAATCAAATTTAATTAAATCTGTTGGTTTAAGGTTAGAAGTTTTTGACGTATGAGGCATAACATTCCAATATGCCATAAACCTAGTTTGTTCCCAGGTTCTTTTGTATTCCGAATCTTTGTTATCAAAATGACCTTTAATCTTTATTAATAATTCTCTAAAGTCAAATTGATTCATTTCATCCGGTGTCATCTGTAAATCACCCAAACACAACCTCTCTATATCCTCTACCTCTAAAACTTTTGTATTTGGGTCACTTATTTTTTTTCGTTTGATTTTTCACCTCCCATACTTTCTGATAACAATTCACTAAATTTATTAACCATATTATAATCGTCAATAAGTTCAGCAAATGTTTCCAAAGTAAATGGATTTGGTATGGCTTCTCTTTTGTATCCATTCTGTACACCTAAATACAATACCTCATACAATAGAGTTAAATCGTCTTCAAGTGCTTTAGAAAATTCAGAAAATTTAATTTTTTTCTGTTTAAGGAATAATGACAAAGCATAACCACCAATTTTAAATGGTATGTCTTTGTCTTCAATTTTTACATAATTTACAGAGGTCATAAAAATAATTTAAAAGTTAAAGGCTAAAGGGAGCAAGATTTTTCCTGCCCCCAAAAAGCCTCATGTAAATATTATGCGCCAGTTGTTTGAACTGCTTCATTAGAAAATTGACTTGTACCAGCAGAGTTTATTGCGGCAACTCTGAAAGTATATGATGTTGCAGCAGTAAGCTCACCAATACCTGTTGTAAACTGTTGACTTGTAAAAGTTCCTGCAAAAGTTTGATAATCATTAACAGTACCAGAAGTAAGTCTGTATTGAATATTGTAATTAGTTAATGCAGGAAAACCTACTTGCGAAGGAGCAGTCCAATTTAATTGTATTCTTTGTCCTGTAACTAATGCCGTTGCAACCAAGTTTGTTGGAGCAGCTAATACAGAATTTGTTACTTTAGTTACAGCACCATTAATTCTTAAAGAAGCTGAAGCTGTTACGTTTTCTTGATTAGCTGAATTAAGGGACAAACTCTCAATAAACGCAGTAAAAGTGTAAATAGAATCACCAAGAACATCTGTAGTATAAGTACAAACTATTGCTGATCCGTTATTCCAGCTATCAAATAAAGTATTGAATTTTACGTTTGCACTTGTATCACCTACATCGGCAAATAATAATTCAGTAGAAAAAGTTGCAGATTTTTGACCTGGTGCAACTTCAACCCAAGCAGACGTATTGTCTTTGTGTGCGATTTCTCGCATAGCCCTTGTTAAATCTAATGTATCAGACGTTGAATATGCTACTGCAACATCACCTACATACAAACGCAACAAAGAACCATTGATTATTCCTGTAGTTGGCATGATTATTTTATTTTAGTTTTGTTTTTAATTGGTTTGTCTTCTAAATCAAATTCTTCTTCTTGCTCCTCTTGCATTGAATATAATTCACTTTCTGGAACAATAATTGGAACATAAACCATTTCTTTTTCAGGTTCTTGCTCTCGTTGTGGATATACCTCAACATTTTGACCATGATATTCTTCTGCAATACCTAAATTAATAAGCTGATTTGCTTTTGCACTTAATACATCACAAACATTACCTGCAATAAAACTATCATAACTCTTAATGAATATTATTCTCATACATTATTGATTTTAAACATATAATCTTGTACCATCCAATATATTTTATCCTCCATAATAGGATCTCCAGTAGCCTCGTCCTCAAATAATACCCAATCAACTTTAAAATTAGCATAAGTCCCTCTTTTATTATCAAGTGCAATTCTCAATGCATCACCAATATTTTGAGTAGTATCGTAATTATCTGAATAAATAAAAAAATTAACTTTAAACTCGTCTTTGGGGCTAACTAAATTTTTAACTCTAGTTGGATTAGTATTTACTTTTACATAAGTTATATAAGGATAAGACACATTACTTGGTGCTTCTTCCGGATATATTTTTGTTCCTACTAAATTTACTAAATTACCATTAGCAGCAACCATCGCAAAAATAACTTTACCAATATTCATTACGTTCTAGTATAAGTTAATCCAGCATTTCTTGTTTCTCTTTCAATGATTTTTTCTGCACCATTGATTATAATATCTCCTGTTCTTTTTTCCGCTTTAATAAAGCCTTGCAATAAAGCTTTGTTTCTAAATTCATTTGCACCACCAAATACAAAATTTGCGTAATAAGCATCTGATTTATTTATGCCGTCAAATGGGCCTTTGTCCATTTTAGTTGGATACTGTTTTAATGGGCCAATTACAATAGTGTCCTGCCTTCTTAATCTGGGTTTAAAAGGATTTAATACTTTTACACTATTTCGTAAATGACCCGCCTTGTAGGTAACTTTAATCCTTCTACTAGATTTTTTACTTTGAATATATCTGTAGTGTTCTGGAAACCTATAAATTGGTATTTGTGGCTTAATAGCATCAACCATTGGTTTAGAAGCGTTAGTAATAATACTAACCTTATTTTGTTCCCAATCTCTCATTGCATTAGTTCTTAAATGTTCTAATGCTTTCATTACATCTTTGTCATAAATCTGCAAATTCATTGCATATTCTCTACTAACAAATTTACCACCTTGTTCAGCTAATCTTTGTTCGTTTCTTGCTCTTGCATAAGCAACTCCTCTTTCCGTATGTACAAATGATGCAGGTCTTCTTGGCATTTAAATTATTTTATGCAAATATAAGCTATAAATAACTTAATTGCAGTTTTAAACGTGCGCCCATATTTCAGGGCACAAATGTTTTTAAGCTACTGTTAAAGTCAATGCAGTAGCGTTAAACTTAACTTCATCTCCCGTTGCAATGGTTTTAGGTGCAGCCAATAAACCTGCAAATAACATATTTCCACCTGTGATTGTATCAAACACTGCCACGTGTGTAGCCGTTGCGCCCGATGCTGCACTTGATGTAATGGTAATCGCTGCCGTGTTTGTCAATGTCCCTGCGCCACCTGTTCCCCGTGTCCATCCACCTGCTGCCACGGCAACGCGTGTGTACAATGCACCTGTGGCAGAGCCTGCGTCAGTTGGGTCTTGTGAATATAATTGGACAAAGGTAGAAGTGGGAGCGGAGGCGAAGGCAGAGCCGTTTATCCACCCTGTGATTTGGTCTTCTAAATAATTTGAAAATGCCATGATATTTTTTTTTTGTTGTTTAATTTAATTCTGGTTGAATAACGTCAAATGTCTCAGGAATGCCGAGAATTTGACTTTCGTCGCAAAATGTAATATACCAAAATGGAGGCACATTCAAGGCAGCGTGCTGAACGTCAACTGCTTGCAAGGTTGTTCCACCTGGCTTTGGTAAGTCTTCATTGATTCGACAAATGTCCTGCGCGTGCAAGGCATCAGCCTCATTGGTGTATTTGTAGCCGTTAATAGATGCCATAATGTATGTTTATGTTATTTGAAATATTAGTCCTTTCATCTGATTTATCAGAACTGTAAATTATTATTTCTTGCAAATCTCCAGCATAATTATAATTACTACCGTAGTTTGCAATACCAGCAGCAACAAAATTGTTAGCTGACACTACATTATTATATGAATTATTTGAGTTATTAAACTGACCAACAGCTTGATTTGTATTTCTACGATTTAAATAACATAAATGTTGCGATAATCTACCTGTTAATTCTGATGTCGTGTTATTTAAACTTTTAACTATTACAGATTGAGCGCCTGCGTATAAATTAGGACAACCTGCATTATCTACATCATCACCTGCATAGCTTGGGGATCCTAATCCACCTGATAAAATAATAGCCGTTTGATTTAAGGGAGTTTTTCTACTAACCCACAAAATCGTAAAATTACTTAAAGTTATTTGGTTAAAATTCATTAACACCGTACTGCCACCAACAAAATTAATTCCAGGTTTTAAATTAATAAAATTTATAAACCCCGAATTTACTATACTTGGCTGACTTGCTTGCGTTGTTTGTGTTGCGTTCCTTGCACTCCCACTTTGGTCATACCACGTGGTTACAAATACATTTTGATTACTTCCACCTGCATTCCAAAAAGTACTAAATGTAACTTGCTGTCCAATACTAAGCCCACTTGTTCCAACGGCAGTAACTGTAACCGTGCTACTTGCGCTTATCGTACTATTTACATCAAAAGAAACATCACCTTCTGCACCGCTTATACTTGCCCTCACCCTTACTGCACTCCCTGTGTATGCCGTTCTTAACTTGCGCAAAGAATAAGCCGCTGCCGCATTTGGATATAAATCAAGTAACAAGGAAGCCGCCGCCTGCACCGTCAAATCTGCCGTTGTTGTCCCTGTGGCTAACAAGGAGGCTTGCGGCAACTTGCTAATCAATGCCGATGCGTTTACATTTGCCGACGTTAACAAGGAGGCTTGCGCCTTTTGAACAAAGGAAATATCACCGCTTAATAAACCATTGGCGTTTAAACTTGATGCAACCTTTTGAACAAAGTTAATGTCAGCGGAAACAGAGCCAAATGCGTTTAACGATGCTTGATATTTAATAACACGCATCAAGGCAGCCGATAGGCTACTTTGTGCCAATAGAGAAGCGGAGCAGAAAATAGACCCTGCATATATAGACGTATAGGATGAACGCCAAACACAGACACAAATCATAAATCGTCTATCGTCACTATACTCAACTTTTTCTACCTGATATAATTCGTTTCTATAAACAAATCTTGAATTAACATTTACAAGTATATTGTATCTTAAAGTTATATTTATTTTTTGTTGATTTGACAATTTGTCTGCATCTTCTTCCTCAAAACCTGTTTTATATTCTATTTTTGACCAATAAATACCTATATCACTATAAATTTCACTTTGAAATCCACTATCTGATTGAGTTATAATTCTATTTTGCAGAATTACTCTTTCCCTCATTTTGCCAACAATCTCACTTTTATTATACCCAATCATATTTATACCTATTTAGCATTATGTCAGTAGCTGTTGGCATTTTATGTACTGCATCACCTCTATTATCATACATAGATGCAACTAATTTTAAAATTGCAATTCTAATGTCTGATGGACAATCTGTAGCGTTTATTCCGTAACCAGCAGTATATGTAATCGTCACATCATTTAATGATAAATAAGTGTCTGGAAAATCCTGATCTACCGCTTCTCCGATAATACCTTTATAGGTATCTACTTCGTATAAACTAGGTGACAATGTTTGCAATATACCATTTTCATCTAAATAAGTAATTGACGTAACGCCAACACAAGGGTAAACTAACAATTTAATTACGTTTTCATAATCAGTAGCTACTTTGTAACTTGAAGGAAAACGCTCTAATCTTTGTACAATAGTTTTGGTAAGCGTAGATATATTTTGCCTAGATTCTACCGCTTGTCTGGCAGCTTTTAGCATTGTGGCAATAAGAGCATCATCAGTTGAATCATCAACTTTCAAATAATTTTTAACTTCCGCAGAAGTCCATAATTCATTTGTTTGATCAACTGTTACTCTCCAGGGTTTCATCTTTTAATTGCCTTTTTGGGTTTAGAATTAATTTTGGTTTCAATTAAAACTGCATTTTCTTCTACAGTAACTTTACTTTCAAAAGATTCTGCTATACCTGCTTTTATTAATTCATTTGCCGTAACGTCATTTAATTCAGCCACATCCCCCTGAAAATATCCAAGGGAATGTGGTGAACCAGATGGCGATTTAATAAACCGCACTCTCATATTATGGGTTTTTAGCTACAAAGTACGCAGTATATTTTGTTGACTGCGTACCAACACCAGTTAACACTAATCTATATTTAGTTCCACCAATATAAGCATCTTCATTAGATTGCACTAAACCATTTACGTTTAATGTGTCCATAGTTGCGACGTTGGTATAATCGGTAGAACTAGCCGCCTGCAATACAGTAGGCAAAATATAAGTAGTGCCTGACAAATTAGTAGCTACTACGCTCCAATAACCACTCCACGGACTAAGTAAACTTACCGGAATAGTTATTGTGTCTATTTCAGTGTTAGTAATTGTGTCACTTACTGAATAGCTATAAAACGTACTAGACGCATCATCGTAATTAGCATCTAAAGTTTTGCTTCGGTCGTTTTTAAATGCCGTCAAACCAATGGCAGCAAAAACAAACAAACCAATTAAAATATTCTTCATTTTATTAAGATTTATATGCCAGTAATATCTGCATCTTTAATTGCAGCAAATGATTGAGCATGACGAACAGCAGCATCCCACCATGAGTTAACAACAATGGTAACTAAAGCATTTTTGGAAGATGAATATGGATCAATAACCACATCTAAACCAGCCCATTGACCAATAAGCAATTCTGCAAAGTTTCCGAAAATTACTGAATGCAAATTAGTGCCACCGCCTTTAGTTAAATTGTTTGGAACCTGTGTTGACACATAAGCTCTATACCCATTTAACAAATCAGTTCTAATGCCTTGCTGACCTACAGGAGGCGCACCATCTGACCAAACAAATTGAGCCGTACCAGATGCTTTTTCAGTATTTTTTAAAAATCCTCTTACTCCAGGAGTAGTAAGGTATGCTAAAGTACCAAAATCAGCATTATCTGTAGCTAAAGCAGTTTCCAAGTCAATAATGTGCTTGTAAGTAAGCGGACCGCCATCAGTGCCAATAGCCACTGAACCAATTCCAGCAGTATTTAAAATACCGTAAAATGGTTGCGTAGAATTATCACCATTAATTAAAGCATAGTCCAATGCTCTATTAATTGCTTCACTTAAACGATTCCTTACAAAGTTTTCCACGTCAATAGACGATTGAACCAATAACTGTTTAGAAATATCAGTGAATGCACCCAAACGATTTGGTGACATACTGATTTTATCAAACGTTGGACTAGTTTCGTCGTTTGCAGAATTTTCAGTTTCCCAAACCGCTGTAGCCGCAGCATCATTTCTAGGAAAATCCAAGTTACCGGTTAATCCAGTAAGCAAAGTAGCACCTGCCTGAATAACCGCTAATCTAGGATCAAGAAAAGGAATCAAGTCACCTAAAATAGTGGGTACAGTGTTACCACCACCAGGCGCGGAGCTTACAGTCATGTCCCTCTTTTCACTCCTAACAAACATTTTAGGAACGTAAAGATTTCCAGATGCTGAAATTCCTGCCTGTTTAAATTCTCTTTCAGCTTCCTGGTGCATTTCAAGCTCCAAGCCGTCTAAGTTTTTATTATTGGCTACCAAATTAGCGGCTCTAAGAAAAGAATAGTTTTTCTTTACTCTTTGCTCGTCGCTAACTTTGTTTTCATTACCCTTAGCCGCAGGAGTAGCCATTCTTTTGGCTTCGGCTTCTAACATCAAATGATTTTCAATATCATTTTCAAGATTAGTCACCTCATTCCGAATGTTGGTTAATTTCGACCTTTGTTCATCGTTGGCGTTCGCCCCTAATGTTTCAATGGCAGAAATTAAAGATCGCATTTCTTCTATTTTAGCGGAACGCGACTGCTTTAATTCATCAGATTTTAACATACTAATATTTTTTTAAATTGTTTAAAAATTCAACAAACTCATTGAAATTGCATTCCGCTTTTTCATTTTGCTGAATATGTCTTTCCATATTTCTTGCGGCAACCATTGTATTTGGGTTAGCAGGATATGTTACCGGTGAAACATCATATACTTTGTCAATTTTTTTAATAGTTCTTTTCCATCTACCATCCCTCATTTCCCAAGAATCACCATTTTCTTTTAATGAAAATGCAAAAGATGATTGATAAACATCACCTCTCCTAATTAATGTCATAACGTCATTTGCAGCATTAGTTTCTGGTGGGTCAATAGTATATTTTAATTTATTGCCTTCTCTTTTTATCTGCAAAGTATTATTTCTAACCCTTCCAAGAACAATATTCTGGTCATGATTAAATAAAGCAGCTGCCTCACTAAAATCAGCATCATTAAAAGCATCCATATCAATTTCTTCGTCAAAATTACCCATATCATAAGGGCTATCCATTGATGACGCAGTGCCTTCTATTTTTCTTTCTTCTACGGCAGCAAATTCTATATTAAAATACCTTGTTTCCATATATTATTGTTGTTGAACATTATTTTGTTGACCTTCAACAGGAACTTCTCTACTATTTGATGCTAATGGCATACCAAACTTATCTCCACCTTCATAAGGATTAAATCCTTCTAAGTTTCTTATTTCATTTGGTGCAATAGCCCGAATATTATAAAGCTTAGTGTAAAATTCTGCTCTAGCCATAACATCACCTCTATACAACTCATCTAAATCTAATTTAACGTAATATTTTCCCCAATCTTTTTGAGGAAATAATTTCGTATTAAATTCATTTTCAATACGCTTAGTCCATGCTCTTAAAGTATATTGAACAAATATCCTGTTTAATATCTCAATATTTGTAGTGGAAATATTGTTGTTCCCTAAAAGCAAAAAGCCTGGAACTCCAGTAAGATTAGATATATCCTCAATAGTTAACTTTCTTGCGTCAATATCTGCTGCCTCTAATTTAGAAGCTATAGGTTTAAATTTAAAACCAGCTTGTAAAAATGCTACACCTTGCTGATTATTAGGCCCTGAATGTTTATCAGCCCAAGACTTTTTAATTACGTTTAATTGATCCTCATTAAGAATTAAATCGGTTTCAACTGTTCCACTAAGGTTTGTCCCTTTAGCATAAATATCATTTCCATAATCAATTTCGTGTAATGCTCTTGATAAAGTAGTTTTACCAGCCTCAATAAGACTTTTACCCCAATAACCATTCTCACTAAACGATTTAATGTGTAAAACTTCAGAAGAACTATAGATTTCGTTATTATTTTCTAGTTTATAGTAAAATTCATCATTTATTTTATACATTTCCCATGGAACATCAACCAAATGCAAATCAATTACAGTTCCTGCCTGATTTCTATTAGGTATAATAAGAACATTTCCACTTTTTGTTGACATTGAACCATTAACCGCTTGCCTTACTATGGCTTCTCTAAAACTAAATGTATCGTACTTACTTGAAGGCCTATATTTAATTAAAGAATACAATGGATGATTAATAGCCTCAACTACATTTCCATCAGCTTTAGTTTCATATATTGAAAATGGCAAAGCAGCTATTTGCTCCGATAAAATAGATAGTGCCCTAAAATAAGCCGGTATAGACAAAGATGTTTCATGACTAACCCTTCTTTGATTAGTACCAAACAATTCCTGGTATAATTTCCAATCTTTAGCAGGCCCTAAATTGGATATTCTACTTCTTTTAATGAATTTTACAATTTTATTTAAAAATTCCATAATGCAAAGATGAATATATTAATTTTATTAAGCAAATAAAATTTTTAGCCAATAATTAGGTTAAAATCCAAATTAATTTTATTTTTTGGGTCAATAGCTTCACCAATAGCCATTGCAGCTGCAACCATGCCGTCAATTTTCTCATTAGACTTTCTTTTGTCAAACTTTACTAATCCAGTAGAGTTTATTATTAACGCCACATTTGATAACATCCACTTTGCTACCGGATCGCCATCATGAAATACTTTTTTACCAGTTATCATTTTTTCAAATTCACAAATAGGCGTATTCATTTCGGGAAAACTTTGCGGAAACGGTCTTACATTAACTCCCCTTTCTTGTAATGAAATAACAACATGGGTTGCTCTCCACGGGTCGTAAGCAAGACTTCTTATGTTGTATTTTTGAAATAAAAGGTATATATCGTTAATAATAGCATCATTATCTACAATATTGCCATTTGTTACCTTTATACTTCCATTTAACGCCCAATCCATATAAGGAACTCCATCCCTAAGACTTCTTTCCTTTACGTTTTCTTCAGGAATCCAGTATTTCCATATAACAAAAGCTGGTTTACCGTCAAATTCTGGAAAAAACAAACAAAAAGCACTAATATCTATAGTTTGAGCCAAGTCTAACCCACCAAATGCCGGTCTGTTTAATAAAAAATCATCTTTAATCTTCATTTCACATTCATTCCACATATTTTCATTAATCCATGTAGCGTGAGTATTAGTCCAGTAGTTAAGATTCTTAGTCATAAAGCCAATTTGCTTGGCTGCACCCTCATTTATGGCTTTTGTGTATTGATCCTGCAAATAACCCATACCAATAGTGACATTCATAGATGGATTAGATTTTACCCATACTTCACTATTTTGCCAATCATCATCTTCATCTAAAGAAAATATTAGTGGAAATACTGCATCATCATGTTTATGGCCCTTAATAATATCTAAGCAAACTTTACGCAACTGATAACAAGGACTTTCTTTATTAAATCCTGCTGTAGTAGTAATTAAAATTAAAGGTTGACTTCTACTACCAATACCACTTTCCATAATTTCAAGTACCGATGAATCCGGATGTGCGTGAAATTCATCAACTATAGCTACATGAGGATTTAATCCATCTAAAGTTTTAGCGTCAGAAGATACAGGAATCATTTTAGAATTTGAACCTGTAGAGTAAATTGAGTGCGCTCTAACCTGAACCATCTTGTTTACTGCCGAACTATCTTTCTTTAAATAATCCAAAATGACTTTTGCAGCATCCCAACATATACGAGCCTGATCTCTGGTAGTTGCAGCCGTGTAAATTTCAGCTCCCTTTTCTTGATCAAGAATAAAACACGCAACCGCAGTAAGGGCAGCTGTTTCGGTTTTAGCGTTTTTTCTTGATATTTCTAAGTAAACCTTCCTAAATCTACGTTTTTTATCAATTTTACGCTTCCACCCAAATATCATAGCCCAAAAGAACTCTTGCCAGGGCATGACATTCACATTCATAGCTGCATACTCACCTTTCGTCAATCTACACACCTTCATAAAGGAAATATAGGTTTCAGCTGCCTTTTGGTCGTAATAATAAGGATAATTAGCACTTTCGGACTTTTTTAAGTCGCCATAGTGTCTTTGTATGGCTAATCTAGCATATTCGCCTATCAATTCTTTTTCTAAATCAAACATTAGGCGTTTTTAATTAGCTTCATAATAGGATCTTCTTCTTTCTTATCAGCACGATTAAAGTATTCTAGCTTCAACCTAGCCTTCGGGTCAAGTCCAAACCTATCAGACATATCATTATAAATTTCAACTGACTGTTTAAACATTGTCCACTCTGGTGATATTTGCTGAACGCCGTTAGGATAAACCACTACACCATCATTTTTTAAAATATTATTAGCTGCGTGCTGGATAACAGTCAATAACCTTGCTAGCATATTGATAGCAATAATATCCACATTATAACTAGCACCGGCAGATTCAAGATGTTTTTTTACTAATTCAACAGTATCTTGTTCTTCATTGGTTAAATCAAATGGATTATGAGCAATTATCTGTTGTGGAGTAATTCTTTTAACCCGACTAGGCT